CACATACCAAAGACAACGCCCCAGATCGCGCCAGCGATCTGGGGCAGAGTTCAGACCACACCTCCGTTATTGATGTATTCGATGGCTGACTTAATCACATCAGCGTGGCATTTGCGCGGGGCGCAAAAGCACTGCAGCGCCAATGATTTACCCTCCGCGACCTGCAGCGCCAATCGCTCGACTTCTTGCCAAGCTGCGCTGTTTGTGCGGCGTTGAGCGTCAAGCCACCGCCTATACTGCGCGATGACGTGGTCTCGTTCGCTTTCGTTGTGCATCGGGAACGGATTCCCCAACACACTAGGGCGCCCAACATATACCAACACTTCATCGGCCATCAATACATATTTATAACGTTTATTTACGACTCGGATCATCTTTGAATCCCCTTCGGTTGGTTAGTAACACATACCAAGGACAACGCCCCAGATCGCGCAGCGATCTGGGGCTTAATGCTTACGGCTTCGGTGTCCAGTGACCGCAGATTTCCGCGTAGTCGTTAGCTACCAAGAACTGGGCCAACTCGCGCTCACCGATGTTGTAGTCACGGTAGCGATCCTTCGGGCTGTCGGTGATGATCTTTGCCCCGGCCTGTATCGCCAGCATGACCTCATCCCGATCGAACAGGACACGGTTACGCCGCGCCCCGTTGACCGATACGAACACCACATCGGTCGGCACGTACTCGCCGCAGTTCACTACTTCGCGCGGCAGCCCGGCGGCGTATACTGCTGTACTGCTACCTGCGTTGCCCCGCCCAATGAATTTGTTCGCAAAGGCTGCCTTGTCCTGATCTTTCGCCCAGTACGGATTGTTTGTTTTTGGCAGTTGCATAGTTACTACTCCTTAATTGGTCTGGCGAGATTGCCGCATAACAAAGACAACGCCCGCGAGCGCCAGCGAGCGGGCCAAAAGCGTTACACCCGCCAACCTTGCGGCTAGCGGGCGAAAAGCGTTAAACCCGCCAACCTTGCGGTCAGCGGGCATGGATGGTTAGAAACGCACTTTGACCGTCCGGCCAGTGCGCATCGCTTCCTCGCGCGCAGCGTTCATTGCCGCCCTCCGGTCAGAGGTTGGTGCATGCGCTGCTTTACGCAACACAGCCATCTCTGCTTCCATTGATTCACGCGCGAACCGTTCGCGTTGCAGCAACCCTTCCAATTCAGACAGCTTGTTACGCAGGGTTACGTTCTCTGCAGCCAATTGTTGTTTGGTAACGGCCATGATGAAGCTCCTGTTGTTGGTTAAGAACACATACAGAAGGCAACGAGCTATCGAACGCAGAGAGATGGCTCAATGGGGGGCGGGGGGTTTAAGCATCCTTTTCCCCCGACCGCGAATCCGAATCCGAAGTGGGGGTGTCAGGCGGCAGAACCGGGGGGAGAGGCTCCAACCCCACGTACCCAGAACTGAAATGAGAGAACTCAGTTCTCAGGGTTGAGAACTGAGTTTTCCCGGCCCCGACAAAACTGATCCGAAGCCACCCCCGCCCTCTCGATTCGCTGCAACTGAAAAATTTTGCTAAAATTTTTTCGTCCTAACTTCGATCTATAATCGACTCATGGCACAGCAATCTAAACGCGGGGCGAGCGCGACGGGAGAAGCCAAGGCCGACCGAGTGGCGGCTTTGCGTGCCCGCTCGCCCAACACCAGTACCTACGCGGAGCTTGCCAAGGCAAACCCCGACCGACCGCTCACGACCAGAATGAAGGAGTTCGTGAAGCTCTGGGCGCAAGGTGAGACGATCCTGAGCGCCGCGATTCGTGCTGGCTACAACGATGGCGGCACATATGCGTACCGGCTGGCGAAAGACCCGGCGATCCTGAAGATTTATCACCGGGAGAAAGAGGCATACGCAGCTTCAGTCGGCATGACTCGGCAGCGTGTGATGGAGGGGCTGCTGGAAGCCGTGGAGATGGCGAAGATTCAGGCCGATCCAACGGCGATGATCGCCGGCTGGCGTGAGGTCGGGAAGATGTGCGGCTACTACGAGCCGGTGAAGAAGCAGATCGACGTGAATATCACCGGTAACGTGGTGATGGAGCGTTTGAACCGTCTCTCCGACTCCGAATTGTTGAAGCTGATCGAACAGCAGACCACAAACGCCCTCGAAGGTGAGTTCGCCGAGGTCATTGAGGACGACGAAGATGAGCGATAAGGCCAAACTTCAGGCGGAACTAGCTTCTCGGGTACTCTCCCGCCGCCGGCTGCTGCCCTTTATCCAGCGGATGAACCCGAAATACATGGCCGGTTGGGTGCATGAGGACATTTGTCGGCGTCTGGAGCGCTTTTCCGACGACGTGGAGGCCGGTAAAAGCCCTCGGTTGATGCTGTTGATGCCTCCGCGCCACGGGAAAGCCTGCGCGATTGGCACCCTCGTACCGACGCCGCAAGGGTTCGTACCGATAGAGGCGCTAAAACCCGGCGATTTCGTGTTCGGACGGGACGGTAAGCCTACCAAAGTAGTCGCGGTGTCTGAAATATGGCGTGATCGGGAGCTGTATGAGGTAGTCGCGGACGACGGCGCTTCTGTCGTGGTCGATGCAGAGCATGAATGGGTGGTACGCCTATGCCGTAAGCGCCCTGTGTTCAAGACGAAGACCACAAAACAGCTTGCGGAGCGTGAAAGCCCCCGCAATCCGGCGCTAATGACGTATTCAGCCGTCGAGTATGCCGAGGCAGTGTTGCCTATCGACCCCTATGTGCTCGGCGTATGGCTCGGCGACGGTTGTTCGCAGCACGCCACGATCACGCAGGGTGCGCAGGACTATGACTTTATCCGTGTCGAGGTCGAACAGTGCGGCCATTTGACGACCGACCGCAATACCGAAGGTACATTCGGGGTTATGGGTATGCAGACGGAGCTAGCCGATCTGGGGCTGATAAGTAATAAACACATCCCTGAGAAATACCGCTGCGCCTCTCCGGCGCAGCGTTTGGCGCTACTGCAGGGACTAATAGACACAGACGGGCACGTCGCCCCGGATGGGCAGGTCGAGTTCTGCTCTACGAATGAAGAGTTGGCGCGGCACACTTTGCAGCTAGTTCGTTCGTTGGGTGTCAAAGCGTCCATGCTTCAGGGCGACGCTACGCTGAACGGCGTGTTTATCAGCCGTAAATATCGGGTTATGTTCTATATGGCGGACGCGGCGCGGCTGCCCCGCAAAGCCGCCCTTTGCCGCAACGGCGTGCGCTCCCCGCACCGCTTCCTGACGTTCAAGCCCGCCGGGCGCGGCGATACCGTGTGTATACAGGTAGCGGCAGAGGATCACCAGTACCTTGTCGGGCATGGATATTTACTGACCCACAACAGCGAAATCGCCTCAAAAACCTTCCCTGCGTGGCATCTGGGGCGTTACCCAGACCACGAAATCATTGCGTGTTCGTACAACCTCTCGCTGGCGATGCAGTTTTCGCGCCGGGTGAAGCTGCTCCTGCAGGATGAGAGCTACCAGACGGTGTTCCCTGACACCATCCTCGACCCAAACAACCAGTCAACCGAAGAATGGGGTCTCGCCGGCAAGCGTGGCGCCTACGTGGCGGCGGGTATCGGCGGCGGTATCACTGGTAAGGGCGCGCACGTTCTCATCATCGACGACCCGATCAAGAACGCGGAGGAAGCCGACAGTGCAAACACCCGTGAGAGCATCTGGGATTGGTACGGCTCGACAGCGTATACGCGCCTTGCGCCGGGCGGCGGCGTTCTGGTTATCCAGACGTGGTGGCATGATGATGATCTTGCTGGTCGCATCCAGCAGGCTATGGCGGAAGATGAGGAGGCTGACCAGTTCGAGATCATCAAGTACCCGGCGATCGCCGAAGAAGCCGAATTCCTCGATACAGAGACCGACCTGATCGTGCGTGTCCCGGTGGGTGCCAAGGGCGAGGCCGAGACGCTGCAGGCAGCCAACGACGCCGGCTATGACATCACCCGGCTGAAATACCTGCGCTCCAAGGGTGACGCCCTGCACGCCGACCGGTACGACCTCTACAAGCTGCAGCGGATCAGAAAGACGCTGGCCCAGCGCTTCTGGTCGGCGCTCTTCCAGCAGAACCCGGTGCCTGACGACGGTATGTACTTCACCAAGGATCAGTTCCGCCGACGCTCCGTGCCCGGTGTGAAGGAGGCGAACGTCTATATCGCGTTCGACTTTGCGATCTCGGAGAAACAGACCAACGACTTCACCGTTGGATCGGTCGGTCTCCAAGACTTCGATGATGTCCTACACGTCGCCGAAGTCATAAGGTTCAAGAGCAAGGACGCCTTCTTCATCGTTGATAGTATTCTGAATCTTGCCCAACGCTGGTATCATCCCTCCCTAACGATCGGCCTTGAAGACGGGCAAATCTATCGCTCGATCGAAGCACTGCTGAAAAAGCGGATGCGTGAGCGAAAGTTCTACCCGAGCATCGAGGTGCTCCGACCGATTACCGACAAACAAGCCCGTGCGCGAGCGCTCCAAGGACGTATGCAACAAGGCATGGTCAGCTTTAACGATCAGGCCGAATGGTACGACGTGGTGCGCAACGAGATGTTGCGCTTCCCTGCGGGTGTTCACGACGACTGCGTTGATTCCTTGGCGTGGTTGGCTCAACTGGTGGTAGGCAAAGAGGCGCCGCGCCCACCGCGCGCCAAGCAGCTCCCGAGCTGGAAGGACAAGCTCAAGGCCGGGGGTTCCGGCAGTACTTCACACATGGCGGCATAGGACAAGGAGAGAGATATGGGCATGTTCGACGGCCTGCGGGCGGCGTTCAAGAGTTATCGTACTGGCACCACCAGCGCAGCGAAGCGTGTGATCGACTCGATCGACAACCCCGACGCGGATGCCGGGCTGCGTCAGGTGTCCCGCGTGACCCCTGACAGCGGCGAAGCACCGGCGAAGCCGGCGAAGCCGAAGAAGGCACGCAGTAAGGACTTCCTTGAGATGACCGACGCTGAACGCAAGGCTTGGCTGGCACACCCGACAGAATAAGAGGCCTGAGAATGCCGCTCGATACAACCACCGCGTCGAAAATCTGGTATCGCTACGCCTACTGCCGCGACAACGGGCACATGGAGTACGTGCAGAAGGACGACAAATGCAATGCGTTCTTCCGGGGCGACCAGTGGGATCAGGCGGATATCAACCGCCTGAAGCAGTCCCGGCGCCCGGCGCTGACTATCAACAAGATCATTTCGACCATCGGTAACGTGATGGGCGAGCAGATTTTCAACCGGTCGGAGATCGCTTTCCGCCCTCGTTCCGGCGCCCCGGATCAGACGGCGGAAATCCTGACCAAGCTGTTCATGCAGATCAGCGACAACAACCAGCTGGACTGGAAGCGCAGCGACATGTTCGCCGACGGCATCATCGGCTCGCGGGGCTACCTCGACGTGCGCATGGGCTTCGATGACAGCTTGCAGGGTGAGGTGCGCATCGAGAACATCAACCCGAAGAACGTGATCGTCGATCCGGACGCTGACAGCTACGACCCGGACGACTGGAACGACGTGTTCGTGACCAAGTGGATGACCGCTGACGACATCGCCATCCTCTACAGCAAGGAGGATGCGGACACGCTGCGCGGGCGTGAGCAGAGCTGGTTCCCCTACGGCTACGACAGTATCGAGCGCCACCGCGACCGCTTCGGCGACCGGTTCAATGCGTTCTATGCCGGCGCCTACGACCAGAGCAATGTGCTGCGCAACCTGCGGGTGATCGAGCGCCAGTATCGCACGCTTGATAGCCAGCTACACTTCGTCAACCCGACGACCGGCGACATGCGCCCTATCCCGCTGGATTGGGATCGCAACCGCATCGCGTACATCTCGCAGCAGTTCGGAATGACTACGACCAAGAAGCTGGTCAAGCGCATCCGCTGGACGGTGATCTGCGACAACATCGTGCTGCACGATGACTGGTCGCCATACAAACACTTCACGGTCGTTCCGTACTTCCCGTATTTCCGTCGCGGCAAGACGATCGGGCTGGTTGAGAACCTGATCGGCCCGCAGGAGCTGCTGAACAAAGTCTCCAGCCAAGAACTGCACGTCATCAACACCACGGCCAACAGCGGCTGGAAGGTGAAGGCTGGCGCGCTGACCAACATGTCCATTGAGGAGCTGGAGCAGCGCGGCGCCGAAACCGGGCTGGTGGTCGAAGTCAACGAGATCGACGGGCTGGAGAAGATTCAGCCGAACCAGACCCCGACCGGGTTGGATCGCATCACCTACAAGGCCGAAGAACACATCAAGGGTATTTCCGGTGTGTCCGACTCGATGCAGGGGATGGATCGGGAGGATGTCGCCGCCAAGGCGATTCAGGCTAAACGCCAAGCCGGCAGCACCAATCTGGCGAAGCCGATGGACAGCCTGACCCGGACGGACTTCATTCTCGCCCGCAACGTACTCGATCTGGTGCAGCAGTTCTACACCGAGGAACGCATCGTAACCACGACCCACGACAAGATGACCGGCGAGACCGAGACACTGCACTTGAACCAAGCCACCCCCGAGGGCGAGGTATTGAACGACCTGACGCTGGGCGAGTATGACGTGGTGATCTCCAGCGTGCCGGTGCGTGAGACTCTGGAGGACAGCCAGTTCGATCAGGCTATGGCGATGCGCGAACAGGGTATCGAGATTCCCGACCGCTTCGTTATCGAGAACAGCCGGTTGCTGCGCAAGCGCGACCTGCTCAAGTCGATGGACGAGGCCAAGAACAGCCCCGAGGCACAGGCACAGGCTCAGCTGCAGCAGCGCGGCATGGAGGCCGAGGTAGCCAAGACCGAGGCCGAGGCACAGGCCAAGCAGGCCGATGCCGGTCTCAAGCAGGCGAAATCGCAGAAAGAAATCGCTGCAGTCGGGCACAAGGATGCAGAACTCGCCATGTCCACCCAACAGAACGGCCAAGAGGTAGAACTTGCCAAGCTGGAGCTTGAGCGCCAGAAGCATGAGGCGGAGATGCAGCAGGAGCGCGAGAAATTCGAGCTTGAGATGCAGATGAGGCAGGCTGAGTTCGCACAGAACCAGCAGATCAAGGAACAGGAAGCCCAAGAGCGGATGCGTGCCCAGCGTGTGCAGATGATGCTCCAGACACAGAAGCAACAGCAACAACCCGCAGGAGGCAATGATGAAACTGATGAATAAACTGTTTGCGCCCTATATGGCGCCTTTGGACGACGCCGGTGGCGATCTGTCCGGCGCTGACCGAGGCGACAACCTCGATCCGCCGGCATCCGCCGCCGATACCAACACCGAGCACGACAAGGCTGCGGCAGAGATCGGTCTGAAGGCCGGCGACGAGCCGAATCCGGATGACGGCGACAACACCGACGCCGATGATGAGGGCGAGGAAGACAAGAAGAAGGCCAAGAAGAAGGATGAGCCGCGCATCCCGAAATCGCGTCTGGACAAGGTGCTGAACGAGCTGAAAGAGGCCCGCGAGCAGCTTGCCAAGCAGCAGGAGACGAAGCAGCAGGAGACGCAGGACGCTGATCTGAAGGCTGCTCAAGGCCGTCTGACTGAGCTGGAGAAGCAGCTGACCAAGCAGATCACTGACGGTGAGACCGAAAAGGCGTCGCAGACCATGGCGGCGATCCGCGAGCTGTCCGAGGCGATTTCCGACTACAAGGCGGACATGAAGGCGCAGCAGGCCACCGCGCTGGCGGTCGAACAGGTGCGCGAGAGCATGGTGATCGATCGTATCGAGGAAGCCTACCCCGAGCTGAACCCACGTCACGAGGAATACGACGAGGCCAAGGTCGTCAAGGTGCTGAAGATTCGCAAAGGGCTGATGGCTACCGGCGACAGCGCGAGCGCAGCCATGCAGGAGGCCGTTAAGCTGGTGATGGGCGACCCGCGCACCAGCAAAGAACGTCTCGCCACAGAGGTTACGCCTCGCGTGGACAAGGGCAAGATTGCTGCCGACCGCACCGCCGAGGCGAAGAAGCGCAACGCCGAAGCTGCCGGCAAGCAGCCACCAAGCACTGCCCGCGTCGGTATGGACAGCGACAAGCTCGGCGGCGGCGCGCTGAGCGCGGCCGACGTGATGAAGATGTCGCAGGACGAGTTTGCCAAACTGGACGAGAAGACTCTCGCCAAACTGCGCGGAGATGAATTTTGATGAAGACCCTCGAACGTTACTTCCACGAGAACATGGATCGCGATGTGGTCGATTTCGCGGTGCGTGCGCGCCACTACGGCAACGGCCAGATCGGCTTCTACATCCACCCGGACGGTCGTGACGGCGAGACACTGGACTTTCACGTCGCCGGCAACGAGCTGCACAACGCGGTGCCGGATACCGACGGCTTCGGTTTCGGTCATGCGCTGGACATCCTGAAGGCTGGCGGCAAGGTTCGCCGCGCGGGCTGGAACGGCAAAGGGATGTGGGTCGGAATGCAGCGCCCCGACGAGGACAGCAAAATGACCCTGCCGTACATCTATATGAAGACGGCCGACAACCAGCTGGTGCCGTGGCTGGCAAGCCAAACTGATATGTTATCAACTGATTGGGAGGTTTTAGAATGAGCTTCGACACCGAGATCGAGAACGAGATTCAGGCCAAAGGGCTGACCGCGCCGCGCGTCACTCCGGGCGACATCGAGGCGAACATCGCCACGGAGGCTTACTTTACCGCCCACGAAGGTATCGAAGGGGCCCGCGCGGCTCACGGGGAGTACCAGCTGGTGCGTCACAACGAGAACGAGGCCGAAGGCCCCATGAGATGCCTAACTTTCTGCGTGCTGGTCTTGCAGAACGGCTTTACCGTCGTCGGCAAGTCGGCGTGCGCCAGCCCGGAGAACTTTGACGCCGAGCTTGGCCGCAAGATTGCCCGGCAGGATGCAGTCGATGACATCTGGACGTTGATGGGTTACGAACTTCGATCTAAAATCGCAGCGGCTACCCAGAAACCGCCGGCGCAAGTCATCGGCGCTTCTGGAATCAGCGCCAGAACTTGATCTTTCACACGGAAAAAGCCACTCAAGGCCACGCGATTGCGTGGCCTCTTTTTTTACTCTAATATTCGATCTAAGTTCGATCTATTATCGAACGCCTCGTTCGCCGGTACGTGACCGACACGACTCGCCCCCGTAAGGGTCGCTCCTTCCGCCAGTCGCAGCGACATGCAGACGCTCCCATTTTTCGTTATCTATTGGAGGCCGTCATGGCATTAACCAATTTTGGGGCGTTGACCCAAGAGCAAAAAACGGTCTGGAGCATGGACTTGTGGAAACAAGCCCGCAACCAGTCGTTCATCAACAAATTCCTCGGCAAAGGCCCGAACTCGATGATTCAGCACATCACTGAGCTGAAGAAATCCGAGAAAGGCGCCCGTGCAGTTATCACCCTGTTGGCAGACCTGACCGGTGACGGTGTGGCAGGCGATCGTGCGCTGGAAGGCAACGAAGAAGCCATGCAGTCGTTCGATCAGGTGATCCGCATCGACCAGCTGCGTCATGCGAACCGCCATGAAGGTCGTATGGCCGATCAGAAATCGATCGTGGAATTCCGTGGCAACTCCAAGGACGTGCTGGCCTACTGGCTCGCCGACCGTATGGATCAACTGGCATTCCTGACGCTATCCGGTGTTGGTTACAACAAGACCAACCGTGGCGCGACCCGTATCGGCTCCGATCTGCAGTTCTTGGAGTTCGCGCAGGACATTACTGCCCCGTCGGCGAACCGTCGCCTGCGTTGGGACGGTACCACGAAATCGCTGGTTCAGGGCGGCGCTACCAGCGCTGTGACCACAGCTGATACCCCGACTTGGAACATGCTGGTGCAGCTGAAAGCCTACGCCAAGGATCACTACATCCGTGGCATCAAGGAAGCCGGCGGCGAAGAAACCTTCCATGTGTTCCTGACCCCGCAGGCCATGGCGAAGCTGAAGCTCGATCCGGATTACATGCTGAACGTCCGCCATGCAATCCAGCGCGGCGACAACAACGCACTGTTCACCGGTACTAGCGTCAAGATCGACGGCCTGTACCTGCACGAGTTCCGCCATGTGTACAACGTGGCGAACGCTGGTTCCGGCAACCAGTGGGGTGCTTCGGGCAATGTCAACGGCTTCTCGATGGCTTTCTGCGGTGCGCAAGCGCTGGGTATGGCCGACATCGGTGCGCCGGAGTGGGTTGAGAAAGGCTTCGACTACGAGAACCAGCAAGGTATCTCGGTCAGCAAGATTCTCGGCTTCCTGAAACCGAAGTTCAGTTCGATCTACGAGAACGGTGCCGTTGAGGACTTCGGTGTCATCAACGTTTACTGCGCTCAGTAAGGAGAGAAATCATGGCTTTGGTTAAGAAAGTTCGTGCCGCACAGGCGGTTATGGCGCTGGAGTTCGTCATCAACATGGCGGACACGATGGCGAACACCTCGGGTGTTGTGCAAGGGCTGAACGCCAACGGCGCGTTCGACTTTGCCGACCCGCCTCCGGGCTTCGTGTTGATCGGCGGCTCGGCAGTTACTGAGACCGCGCTATCGGGCGGCGGCGTGACTGCCGCTACGCTGGCCCTCGGTGACTCGGCTTCGGCCTCGCGCTACGCCTCGGCAGCCACCGTGCTGGCGGCTGGTGCGAAAATCGATGCTGTACCGACCGGCTACACCGGTCAAGGCGAGTCGCTGCGTGCAACCTTGGCGTTTACCGGCGGTAGCCCTACCGCCGGCAAGATTCGCGTGCGTCTGATGTACACACTGGACGGTCGCGCCAACGAGGTGCTGTAACAAACCGAACAAGGGGCTTCGGCCCCTTGTTTCCATAGAGAGGCAAAATCATGGAATTCATCCTGAATCGCGACAAGGTGCTGGCATCTACCAAGGGCCACACAATCGAGTTCAAGAAAGGTGAGCCGGTCTACGTACCAGCCGATATGCACTCCGAAGCAATGGCTATCGGTGCGCTACCGACCGAAGACCTACCCGAAGAACCGGAAGTAACAGGCAGCGAGCCGACCGACCCGGCCGAGCGCGAGCGCGTCATCATGGAAGCAATGGAGAATCTGGTTCTGCGTAACCAACGCGGCGACTTCCTTGCATCCGGCTTGCCGAACGTGGCCGCTATCAAGGAGCTGATCGGCTTCGGTATCCACCACAAAGAGCGCGATGTCATCTGGACTAAGGTGCTGGCTAAGCAGCGCGGCGAGGCGTAAATGGACTCGACCCGCCTGTACGAGCTGTTCCGCAAGGAGGTCTTCGATGTAGCCGAGCCGTATCTGTGGGCAGACGATGAAGTCTTCCACTATGCGAACGAGGCGCAGCGCACCTTCTGCCGACTCACAGGCGGGTTGGCCGACGCTTCCACGCCGGCGGTGACACGAGTACAGGTTACTGCCGGCGACCCATGGGCTGCAATCAGCCCGCTGATCCTCAAGGTTCGCGGGGTCAATGGTGCTGATGGGCGCTATATCGACCTAATGAATTATGAAGACCTGCAACGTGCGGGCATCAAGCTGAACTCACGCACCGGGAACCCCGAGATGCTGATCCTCGGCATGGAGACTGACAAGGTGCGGGTCTACCCTACTCCGACCGTCAACGAGACGCTGGAGCTGCTGGTTTACCGCCTCCCGCTCAAGACGATCGACGACTTCGACCAGAAGATCGAGATTGCACAACAGCACCACACAGCTCTACTGCTGTGGATGAAACACCTCGCATACAACAAAGCCGATGCCGAGACCTTCGATAAGGGCAAGGCGCTCGAATTCGAGCGTGCCTTCCAGACCTATTGCTTCGGTGCCCAGATTGAGAAAGGCACCGCAAAACACAAGACCCGCGTGGTCAGCTACGGAGGCTACTGATGCCGACCCACAAGACGAAGCTGCTGATCGACCAAGGCGCTGACTTCGAGAAGGCGTTCTTGGTGAAGGATTACCTCGGCGCGGCTATCGACTTCACTGGTTGCACCGGCGAAGCACAGATTCGTTCCGAGATCGACTCGCCGACCGTCCTGTTGCTGATGACCACGGCTAATGGGCGGATCACGTTCGGAGGCCCAAACGGGCTACTGACGATCAGCCTCGATTCGGCTACTACCGATTCGCTTTCATTCGACACCGGTGTTTTCGACCTCGAAGTTACCTCCCCCAGCGGCCGAAAAGACCGCATTTTAGCTGGCTCGGTGCGTGTATCGCCGGCCGTAACCCGATAAGGAAATCGCTATGGCTATCACCGCCGCAGTTTGTAACAGCTTCAAGCAGGAAATCCTGCAGGGCACCCACAGCAGCGCCGACACCTACAAGATCGCGCTGTTCACCAGTACCGCTGCTCTGGATGCAACAACCACCGCTTATACGACAACCGACGAGGTGAGCGGCACCGGCTATACCGCCGGCGGCGTTGCGCTTTCCGGCTTCACAGTCGGTGGCTCTGGCTCAACTGCGTGGCTGGATTTCACCACTGACCCAAGCTGGGCGAACTCCACCATCACCGCACGCGGCGCGTTGATCTACAACAGCTCGAAATCGGACAAGGCTGTGGCCGTACTGAATTTTGGCTCGGACGTGTCCAGCACCAACGGTACGTTCACCGTGACCTTCCCGACTGCTGACGCAGCCAACGCACTGCTGCGGATTTCGTAATCATGGACTTGAACGCCCTGCGTGCAGAGGTGCAAGTCGATCCGGCCGGGGTCGGCTACGCCGGTCATCTGCCAGAAGCCCCCGGTCAGGTAGTCGAGCTGCTGAACGCGCGAGTGTTCAGCATGCCCAAAGCAACCTTCATCTCGGCTCGCGGCGTAATGTCGTCCGCTGGGCTTGGCCCGTCGGTCGGTGCGCGCTTCATGGACAAGCTGGAAGCGCTGGCAGCGACCGTGCCGGAAATCAAATGGGCGCTGAAGTTCCTGCAGACCGAAGCCGGTATCGACATCGGCGGTGCCGACACGCAAGCCATGCTGACCTCGTTGACCGGTGTTGGCGGCATTACGCAGGCCGAGATCGACGGGATCAAGGCGATGGCGATGCAGCCAGCTAGCCGCGCTGAAGTGCTGTTTGGCGCCGGGTCGCAAATCACTGAGGCGGACGTGCGCGCCGCACTGGAGGCGTAATCATGGCAACGGTCAAACAAGTCGTCGGCACTCGCACGGCGCTAACCACAACCGCGCTCAACTCGCTGGCATCGGCCACGTTCGTCAGCGTTGGCACGATTACGCACAACACCAACAAGCCGCTGGACGTGCTGATCGAGGTCGCGGCCACGACCGGCACGGTGTCTGGCAACAAGCAGATGCTTGTGTACGCAAGAGCGTGCTTGGACGGCTCCTTCATTCCGACTACTGGCCCGGTGGCCGGCACAACCGTTACCGACGAGCCGAATCTGTATTTCGTCGGCGCTCTGCCGCTCAACTCTAGCGGCTCGACGCAGAGAAGGATATTTTCGCTCGCCGCAGCATACGGCGGCGTATTGCCCTACGCCAGCGAGATCGTACTGCGCAACGATTCCGGTGCTGCGCTCAATGCCTCCGGCGGCTACGTCTACTATTCCGAGATCAGCGTGACGGTGGCGTAAATGGCGGCGCTGATTCTGCCGTCCTCGTCTCCACCAAGGGGACCGGCTCCTGTCAACTGGACCAACCCGATCACCCGTGGGTTGGTGATCGCCTATTTTGCGTCGTCAAATTTCGACCACGCCGGTACACGCGTACCAAACAACACCGACAAAACCAACAATCAGCAATCCGCTAATCAGTATGGCGCGGCCATGAGGTTTACTGGCTGGCAAGCGGTAAACACGTTCACATTAGACCACAAGGTGACGCACAACCTTTCCAGCGCCACCGCCATGACCGTGGTAACTGTAACAACTGCCGAAGCCGGGGCAGAGCGCCCAATCTGCGGAGTGTGGGGCAGCACCAAACGCTGGTACATGGGTATTAACTCTGCCGGATACCCGCTATTTTCTGTTAGCGGCGGCGCAGCCAATAGGGTTTACGTGGCCAACGCAGTTCAGGTATTCGGCCCCCGTACATCACTGGCTGCGGTCTGGGACGGTAGCAGCGATACGTGCAAACTCTATAAAGCCGGGGCAGAAATTTCGGGGGCGAAGAGTGGCACCGCCCAGACTGCTATCGGCAGTCACACGGATGGCCCGGCGATCGGGTCGCAGTCAACCGGCGGGACAGTGAGACATCGCGGCACAATTGAGTATGTGCTGGTATTTAACCGGGCGCTATCCGACGCAGAGCTGCGGTCGATTTCGGAAAACCCGTATCAGGTGCTGCGCCCGGCGAATGATCGACTGTGGCTGGATGTGGTTGCTGGTGGCGGTACGGACGGCACCGCAACGCCGGAGGGCGTTTCAGCCAGCACAGCTCTCGGCACAAGTTCAGCGGCAGGCGCAGCCAGTGCCGTGGTAGCTGGCGTAACGGCTAGCGCGGCGCTTGGTAGTACCTCGGCAGCTGGTAACGGCTCTATCGCCGTGGCTGGCGTCTCGGCAAACACCGCTCTGGGCACCGTAGCGGCTGGTGCCCTTGTGGCGGCGACGCCTGCTGGTGTAGCCACCAGTACAGCCCTCGGTACGCCCGCTGCTACAGGCGATGCTACGGCGACTACGACCGGCGTAAGCGGCGCTGTCAACCTCGGCACCGTAGGCGCTGGCGTGGTGGTAGCAGCCTCTCCAACCGGCGTTACCGCAGCCGTGGCGCTTGGTACGGTTACTACGGCGGGGGATGCGCGCGCCGCCGTTCTAGGCGTGTCGGCCAGCGCGGCGCTCGGCACCGTAACCGCTAGTGCGGACGGGGGCATCAACGTCACCCCTGCAGGGGTTTCGGCGACCACTGCGACAGGCACCGCCAGCGCCGCAGGTACAGCGCAGGCTGCTGCAACAGGCGTGAGTGCGACCACTGCGACAGGCACAGCAGACACCGCCGGTGCGGCCAGTGCGAGCGCTACAGGCGTGAGTGTGTCCGCCACTCTCGGCACAGCAGACACCGCAGGTACAGCGCAGGCTGCTGCAACAGGCGTGAGTGTGTCCATCGTGCTCGGCAACGCAGTTGCGAGTACTGATGCTGTTGTAACGCCAGCAGGCGTAAGTGCAGCGGCTGCGCTGGGTACTGCTACCGCCGGTGTCTCTGGGGCGGCTACTCCCGCCGGCGTAAGCGTAACGGCCTCCCTCGGGGTAGTGACGGCCACCGGAGCCGGTGTTGGGCAGGCAGCTCCGAGCGGTGTATCCGCCAGTACAGCAGTGGGTACGACCACGCTGCACGCCGAGGCAATCTTCACCGCGACCGGCGTGGCAGCAAGCACTTCGCTGGGTACGGTGGCTGCGCAAGTCGATGCAAGCGCCGTCGTCGTCGGGGTCTTCTGCACTGCAGCGCTCGGCGCTGTAGCGCTGTCGGCATCCGCCACGGCGCTGGTATCCGGCGTGGCAGTAGCGACGGCGATAGGTACTGCCTACCCCACCGCCGACGGCGATGTGTCGGTACTTGGTTTTTCCCTCGGTACGTTCCTTGGTGCGAGCACCGCCGTTTCTGCACGACCGGGGGCACGGGCGCCGCCAGAAGTGGTGGTCTTGGCGGCAGCAGTTCAGGAGCTTGCCGTAATCGGTACAGGGCCGGAGATCGTGGTTCTCGACGCTGATGTACCGGAAGCAGTCTAAGGGGTAACGAAAGTGGCAACTCACCAACGCGAAGTGGCCGTCAACCTGATGTCGCTGTCGGCGACACAGCTGGCGCAGTTGACGCTGGGCGTCACTTCGCTGTGCTGGGCCGTCGCGCTGATCCACCATCCGGCGACGCATCCGGCGCTGGTGCTCCTGTTGGAGATCATGCCGCAGACGGCGTGGGCCGGCGCGTTCTGCTGCATCTCCGCGTTCGAGTTCGGCGTGCTGCTGCGGGTCATCCGGCGCTGCCGCTTTGCGCCGCAGATACGCGGACTGTTGGCGGTCCTGTGGGTGTTCATTGCTGTTTCGTTGCTGCTCTCCAACATCATCGCGGCTGGAGATGTGGCGGTTTCACTATTGGCGATCTGGCTGTTCCTGCGCCAAGCCGTCATGGATGACCGCGATGAATAACATCGACGTGACGACCGCTGGAGGACTGGCTGCCGGCGTAGGCGCAGTGCTGGTTGCCGCGTACGGCGCGCTGCGCAAGATCAAGGGCGATGTGCGCGTGGACAAGATCGACGACGCGACGCAGAAGCTGATCGACAACCTGACCAAGCAGCGCGACAAGGATATGGCGACCATCGAGCGGCTGGCTGGCGAGCGCAATGGTGCAATGGAGCGTGTCGGCTCGCTGGACGCGACGATCAAGTACCAGACCGCCGAGCTGGAGCGCATGTCGGGCGAGGTCACGAAGCTGGAGGAAGAAGTGCGCGAGCTGTGCACGCAGATCAGCCACTACACCGGCGAGATCGATGCACTGCGCGCTGAGAATAAAGTCCTGCAGTCCCAGAACAGTGATCTGCGGGCGGCGGCGCAGCGTAACGCCGACCGCATGGAAGTGCTGCAGAAGACGGTCGAGCACCTAATTATCGTTGTCAAGGAGAGCCAGCATGCAAACAGTTCGCCTGACCCGCAGTCGGCAGACTGACGCAGGCACCGAGGGCACGCTCACGACGGACGGCTTCAGCTGCCGCACGTTCGAGCTGCCGTGGCGCGGCAATATCCGGGCGCGCTCGTGTATCCCGACGGGTAGCTACGTCGTCCGGATCGTGCGCTCCCCACGCTTCGGCCGTGTCTACGGCCTGTTCGGCACGGCGCCGCGCGCCAATATCCTGATCCACTCCGGCAACTACGCAGGCGACGTGGATAAGGGCCTGAAAAGCCATGTGCAGGGCTGCATCCTGCTCGGCAAGTATTTCGGTACGATGGACGGCCAGCGGGCGATCCTGCTGAGCCGGCCCACTGTGCGCGCCTTCATGGATCACATGAAAGGTGAACCATTCACTCTAGTCGTCGAGGATCAGACATGTTGAGCGTACTGGCAGGAATTCTGGGGAGCAGCGGCTTCGGCTCGCTGATCGGCTGGCTCGGCGGCGCGGCAAACCGCTGGATCGATCTGAAGAACCGCGACAAGGACATTGCGGTGCTGCAGCTGCAGCAGGCACATGAGCTGGCGAAGCTGGACAAAGAGCGCGAGTTCATGCTCGCTGAGTATCAGCAGCGCACGCAGATCGCCACTATCGAGGGCGAAGCCGAGGTCGAGGCGGCAGGCTACGACGCGCTGACAGCGAGCTACGGCAACGACAAGGCGACTTACGGGAATGCGTGGGTGGATGGTGTTCGTGGCGTAGTGCGGCCGATCCTGACCCTGCTGTTCTTCATACTGTCCTGCATCGTGTTCGGCATAGTAGCGCAGTACGTGTGGGTGCGCGGCGTACCGCTGACGAACGATCAGCTGTATGAATTGTTCAAGTACTGCATCTATTGGGTTCTGTTCCAAGCATCTGTCTGTGTCGGATGGTGGTTCGCCATGCGGCCGGGCAACAAGAGTCCTTTCAAGTAGCGGTTGGCAGTGACCCCAGCCGGGGGTGGGTCGCCAACGGGATTGCCTCCCGCAAAACCCCCGGTCGCTATTCTATGCTAAGATTCATCAATCTACGTTCGATCTGAGAATGAAGCAGCATGGCTGCGGACTCGCTAACACAGGAGTCCGCCATGGCAACAACCAACACACTATATGACAGCGCCCGTCAGCAGTTCCTCGAAGGCAATATCGACTGGATCAATGACACTATCAAATGTTGCATCGTAACCAGCGCGTATACGCTGAACGCAAGCCTACACGCACATTACCAAGATTTAGGCGGTGCGGTAATCAACTCCCCGGTTACGCTGACCAGCAAGTCAACGGCAGGCGGGGCAGCTGACGCGCAGGATGTCATATTCCCTGCCGTCGGTGCCGGCACGGTGGTTGACGCCATCGTCATCTACAAAGACACAGGCTCCCCCAGCACCAGCCCGCTACTCGCATATCTCGGCAACGCTACCGGATTACCGATTACCGGCAATGGCGGAGACATCATCATCGTTTGGGATAGCGGAGTTAATAAAATTTTCAGAGTTTGATATGCCATTGACCCAGATAGCGCGATGTCCCAAGCATTGCAACAGCGCCCCCGCTTGGGGGCGTTTTCGTAAGGAGCTACCATGACCTCCCCTGCTTTCGGCGTCATTACTGGCGTCATCTCTGAAGATTCTGCTATTAAGCCTGCTTGCCGCGTAGCATGCATCGATCGCGCTACGCTGGAAGTTGTCGACACGGTAGTGTCTGACGCATACGGCGTGTACCGTTTCGAATTTCTTGACCCAGCGCGCAAGTACACCGTCCTCGCGCTGGACGACGATAGCGTGAACACGAGCACCCCGGGCAGCGCCCCGCCTAGCGGTCGATACGTGCGGGTGGTGTTGGGCGCGCACGCAGGGGATGGGGCGCACAAGGGCATCGCCGAGATAGAAGTGGCTAGCACCGCGGGGGGAGCTGACCTTATTACGGGGGGCACCCCGGTGTACGCTTCTACGTACGACGGCGGCAACACGCCGGCGGCGCTGAAGGACAACTCCGCTGCCGTCGGGTGGTACAACAGAATAGATGTTGAAATGGCGCCCAGCGTGGTGGTAGACCTCGGCAGCAGCCAGACAGTTTACGAGGTGCGTCTGCAGGTCAATCCATACAGTGCTGCGTATTTTCCGCGCGAGGTAATGGTGCAGCTGTCGGACGACGGTGTGGCGTTCGATACTGTTGGGTACTACGTGTCGGCCACCGCGCCGACGACCAGTGCATTCATCACCATCGTGCTGGGGCCGCGGGCCACCGTAACGACGTACAACACCGACGGCAAAAACGCCGTGGTGGCGGACTACGTTACGCCGGTCGAGGGGTTCCGTGACTGGGACACTTTTTACCGCGAGGTGATACGTCTCTCGCCGAGCGCGGCGGACATATTGTTTTTCGATGCTACGTTCTTGCACTTTGCGTCGTGTACTCTCGTCGGCAGAGCGGATGCGCTGAACCGCATCGTCGGGGTGTATGGATACGAGGGTCAGCGGTGTACTCACGCACCACGGCGTACCCAGAGTGCCCTACCCGGGCCGTATTACCCGCACGCGCCCGGCAAGCACCGCACTAGCCTGATGCCGTTATCGCTGGCGTGGAGCGCGCACGCCTCGTACAGCGTCGTGCTGGTGGTAGAGCTGCCGAGTCTGGACGACGTAGTGCTGCTGGGAACGTATTTTACGTTCCTCAGCCCGCTGTTCATGACGCCTCGCTCGCAGGGGCTTATGGTGTCCCGCCGCGCCGTCGTAGCTAGGCACACAAAGAGCAATAATATAAACGACATGCTGCCGACCGCGTACATCCCCGCCTCGCCGTTGCCCAGCAAGTTCATGGTGACGATGGTCGTCACAGGCAGCACCAAGGTGGAGCTGTTCGTCGACGGCGCACTGGTGACTACGGCCACCCACATCAGCGGGGTAACGACTGACGGCTCCGGCGGTCACGCAGATGACCTGATGCTGTCCGCCAGACAGACCGGAGCACTCCCGCCGTCGGTGTCCTGCGTAGCTCGGATTCCAGCCGTACTGTCGGCCGCACAGGTGGCGGCACTACACTCCGCGCGTACGCTGGTTCCGCCCACCGTTACGCGCACCTACTCCAGCACCCTGCAGGCAATGCGCCCCATGCACTATTGCCTGATGGACAACGCGACAGCGGCATCAATGATCGACCAGATGCTGGGGGCGGCCATGATGCAGGCTCCGAGCGGCAGCCTCTCCGTTGCGAGCGGATTCACCCCGGGGGTGTCGGCGCTGGCGTTTTCCAATACGTGGGTGGGTACTACGACCACCCTCTCGGTCCTGCCGGGGGGTAACGGGGTGGCTATCACCTTGTGGGTGCGCATGGCAGCGTTACCGGGGGGTAATGTCACGCTGGCCGGCACAGTAGATTCCAGCGGAAACCAAGCGTATCTGGCCCTCGGCCTTACGTCTACCGGGTGCGTACGTATCCGGGTGAACAACTACGAAGTTATTGCGGATGCGCCGGCGCTGGCGACAGGCACTGATTATTTATTGGTCGTGCAGAGCTACTTTACCGCCGACAACGGCCCGTGCATCGATCTGTTTGTAAACGGCGTGCTGGCACAACGCTTTACTCGCTCGCGCGGCTACCCGACGTACATAGCGCACCCGGACACGGCTAGCCCGACCCGGCGGTTTATCGTTGGCGCGCATCGGGCCAACGCCAACGGCGTAGCAGAGGCATTTGCCGGCGACATCGGTCACGCGGCGCTGTTCAACCGCTCCCTGTCCGAGGAGGAAGTCGCCACCCTGTATGCCGCACGCACGCTGTAAGCCATGCCCACCGATCTGGCGTTTGGTACAGGCGCGGGAGACTACCGGCAGCTGAGGTTCGGCGGGGCGGCATCGCTCATCCCGCTGCAGGGCTTCTCTGCCGTTGCCTCGGGCACTGCGGCGGTAGCGAACACGGCGCAAGCGGTGTTCGCCGTCGGGTTCACAGCCAGTGAAACGGGGGAGCCGTTCGCCGGTGCTCCGGCGCATCTGACGTTTGCCGGCGCCCCCACTGCTGCTACCCAGCTACGCTTCGGCAGCAGTGAGTCGCTCGTCCCTCTGCAGGGTATACCACCGTCGGGCGTTGGTAAGGGCAGTATCACCAACGCAGCGTGGGCGGTCTGGATGGTCGGTAACGATATGGCCCTGCTCGGCGCGCCGCTGCGTGGCCCGTCGGTCGATCTGTTGCTGGATAAGCCAATACCGGCCACCACAGCACTCGTGTTTGGCGCACCCGGTACGTTACTCCCGCTCCCCGGAAGCACATATGCTGAGCTCGGACTGCCTACGATCCGCAACGGTTCGATTGGAGTGTTCGTGGCCGGCCTACATGCAGAGGTTATAGGAGAGCCTTTTGTAGGTACTCCTACCAACCTTATGCTGGCAGAGGCCCGTTCAGTTGGGCAGCCACTCGATCTGTATTTCAACTACGGCGACGCTCTGCGCCCGCAAGGGCTGTCATCGTTGGCGATAGGCGCCTTTGACGCTACCAACACCGGTAGAGCGCTTTACCCGTCCGGGTTCGACTCGCTTGCTGTCGGTCTCTGGCGTGACGGCACCAAGACCGTCACGCTGCCGTCAGTAGGTAACACTGCGGCAAGTGGGGTGCCTGCCGTAGATACGCGGTGGAAAATCGTCACGCCAACCTCCGGTGTGTTTACGGGGTACGGCACAGCGCGGGTGTATAGCAACACCATCATCTTCGATGGTTTCAGCACAACGGCATTCGGCGCTACGCAAATCAAGCTACAGACAGTTTTCGGGCGCGGTGAGGATATGGCTCGGTACGCCATGCCGCTGATGTACAACCTATTGCAGCCCGTACTGGTGTACGGGCTTGATACAGCGGTTTTGCCGGCGCCGTCGATACAGCTCAAAGACCGTAGGCTGTCGTTGTTCGGTTTCGCCGCCGCTAGTTATGGTGAAGCAACGATCTATAACTGGCGCCAGCTGGCGTACCCGCACGGCCTGTTATTCACGGCTATAGATAATGCGACGATCAGTGACATCAATCGAACTCGCGTGATGTCCGGCGCAGATATGTCGGTGTTCGGGGCATCGGTAGCAAAACATCTAGCTGTCGGCCCGCACGGAGTTGATGCGTCGGCGTTTGCCCCGCCGTGGGTAAGCCGGGCAGTACGTACTCAAGTATTGACTGGGGAAACCCTATCCCGCTACGGCAACTTTTCGTCCGTCAATCTGAATAGGTACGTCCGGGCTCCGGGGATATCGGCACCGGCATGGGTCGGTAATATGTTGGTGCGTGACCGGACTTCGCGCATTTACGGCAAAAGCTACGATGCGGCGGGACTTGGGGTGTTCAGCACGGTAAGCCCGCAATGGGTGTTCCATAAAGGGGAACATCTTGAGGGCGGTGTGGGGCGTCCATCCGGCGGATATGACTATTCGGGGCAAGTACATGCCTACGGGCTGCAACCTACCGGGCGTGCAGGCGTGGCGCACATCTATAACAACGCCCGAATCGTTCGTCCGCTTAGTCAGGACATGGCAGTTGTACCAAAAGTGCTCGATGTGGCCGGGCCGGTAAAGGCGGTCTATGTGGGGGTGCTGGACACGTCAGTACGTGGGTACTACACGATCGTCTACAACGCGGCGCTCGCCCGCGCGATGACTGGTGAGGATATGGCCCGGTACGGCACCGGCCTGCAAACAGCGAACCTGAACCGAACACTGACATTCCCGTCTATTATGCCAGAGACGGTGCCGCAGGCGTGGGCGTCGCATGCGCAGCGCAACGTAGTCTATAGCGACCGGGCCATCCCGCAGAAGATGGGCAACCCGGTCGTGCATCTATCCACTCGGTATGTAACGCCAGTGGGGTGGAACTCGTTCGGTTGGTCTCTACCGACGGCGTTCGAACATTTCAGCATCATACGCCCGACTCAGCTCATAGCTGCCCGCTACGGCTCTCCGAGGGTGTACAACAACACACCGGAGCTATACCCGCGTCTGGGGGATACGCAAGAGCCCGGTACTGCGGTGGTGTACCTGCACACACGCTATGTGCAGCAGCGCGCGGATTTCCCGATGACGCAGTTCGGCCTGCTAGCCGCTACATATTCACGCCGGCCCATATACCCCGCAGGGCTGCCCTCGCAGGCATTCGGAGTGTTCTCCCCCGTAGAAGACCAGCTTTCTCGCCCGATCGTCCGTATTGTCCGGATGCAAGAGTTCCCTTACAGCGCAAGAGATATGGTGGGGTCGGCAACCGTAAGCACCAACAAGGTACAAGTGAATGGTTTTTCAGCCGTGCAGTTCGGCGCCTTCAAGACCCGAGAACAAGCAATTGTGTTCGACGGCTCAAAGTCGGAATACGAGGGAGGTGCGTTCGACCTTGATATGCTGCGCGTACCAGCACCGCGAGCTATAGCGGTATACGTGCAGTACGCCTACGTACAGCCTGATGCCGGAACGTCACCGGTACAGATGTATATGAAAATGCACCGCGTCATGCCGGACTACGTATTCCCGGCCCTACCAAACCCGGACGTGGCTTTATTATTTTGGGATACGCCCTCCAATACCGCAGACTGCCTCGCGTTTGGCAACGCCGACATCGGTAATCGGCTGCGCACCCGAACCATGACCGGCACAGATTTGGCGCGGCTTGGCGTACCTGCAGTGACGGTGCCGGCACAACCCAAAATAATGGCACGAGGCATCAATTCGCTGTACTTCGGCTGGCTGGAGGTATTTGGCGGTAGGCGATGGGTGCGCGATTTTGATACTTATCAGCCTGTAGATGGATGCGCGATACCCATGTTCTCGGTCACACGCCCGCCGCCGGCCTTCGACCCGAACATCCGCGTCAACGGACTAAACAGCCTAGAAGTCGGAGACAACAACATCGACACGTTCCACCGTTCGCGGGTCATAGGCGGCACAGACATGCAGCAGCTGCCGAAGTTCGTGGTAACGCCGCCGTTCTTCGTGACTCCGATCGATACCGACCTTGCTAAGTACGGAACGCTCTATGCAGATCACCGCATTAGATCGATAATTCATATCGGCGAGGATATGTTCGAGGCCGAGCCGGATTACTCCGGGGCGGACGAGACCACAGTAAGCACCCCCGCGCTGCCTGCGCCGGCGCAGTACGTCTATGCCAAAGGGCGCAAGCCGCCGGAGTGCTGCTGGGGCTTCTACATCGGGAGAGCACAATGAACGACCTACAGATCAAGCGGGGCATGAACATCATGGCGGCGGACGGAAAACGTACCGACGGTGCTTTGCGTGATGCCCGCAACGTGCTGGTGGACGACGCCGGCGAAGTCGTGTCGCGCCCGACCTACGGTACGCTGCTGGATGGTCGGCAATTCATCGCCTTGCGCACGAACAACGACAGGCTGTACGCGGCGACGACAAGCGAACTGTGGGTGTTCGATGACGCCACGCCGCTCAAGCTGGCCGACATCGAAGCTGTCGCGCGGGCGTGGTTCGTGCGTGCTCCAGACGGGCTGATCCTCGCCACCGATAGCGGGTACTGGATGATCGCTCCAGACAACACTGTGCGGCGGATCGACCTACCAAAGCGCCCCCCTCCGGTGCTTCGTCCGATCGACGGTAATCTGCTGCCCGGTGTCTACAAGATCGCCGTGGCGGTGGTCGATAGCACCGGCGTCGAAGGCCCGATGAGTCTGGTGTGCAACATCGCGCTGCCGCAGGGCGGCGGGGTCAGTGTTACCTCATACGGTAACGTCCGGGTCTACATGTCCCACGCCAACGGTAGCGAGCTTTGGCATGTAGCCGACTGTGCCGGTGTTGTGGACCTACGTACTGCTGATTACGGGCATGCGGCGATCGCGGCGTTCGAGGACAGCCTGCCGCCGGCCGAATTCGCCGTGTGCTTCGAAGGTCGTTTATGGGCACTGGCTGGCAACACCCTCTACTTCAGCCAGCCTTATCGCTACGGCGTGATGGATGCCGTCAATGGCTTTATCCAGATACCGGGGCGCGGCAACGGCCTCGCCGCACTGGATACCGGGCTGTTCATCGGCACCACTACCGGGGCATACCTCTTGACTTCTTCTGATATGGCGACAGCCGAGCTGCGCCATGTTCATCCCCTGCCGGTCGTCCGCAGATCGATGACGACCTTCGAGGGGGCCATGTTGCGTGGGGCTATCGATAACCCCCCGCAAAAACTTGTGGCCTGTTGGTTCACAAGCAAAGGGCATGTTGTCGGTTTGCCGGACGGCTCGACGCACATGTTATCGCCTGACCAAGTGATGCTCGCGCCCGACGCAGGCGTATCGAGTGAGCTGTCGTTTGAAGGCGAGAACTACGTCGTGACCTTCCTGAGTACGCCGGCCCCGTATGCCGACCAGTGTGTATTTACCAAACCAAGGAGTTAGCAATGAACCAACTGACTAAACACGCCGCTGAAGTCCGCAAGGAGCTGGCTGCTGGCAACTTCGAGCAAACCGACTCGGGCCTGTATATGCCGCGCATGGGTGCGCTGGTACGTGGCGTGTATCGCCACTACATCAACGGCGAGTACGCGGGTGAGGACCATAACCTTGTACCGACCGAGGGTTTGAATCACCTGCTGAATGTCGGCATCGGCGCTACCGCCAAAGCTGCCGGCTGGTACGTCGCGCTGTTCTCAGGCGCCGTGGCGCCGGCAGCGAACTGGACTGCGGCGAACTTCTCGGCGACCGCCAACGAAATCACCAGCATCACCGAGGGCTTCGTCGGCGACCGCCCGGCATTCACCGTGGCCGCAGCCTCCAACGGCATCGTGAACAACGCCGCGTCGCGTGCGACGTTCAACATCGTATGCACCAGCCAACTGACTGTGCAGGGTGCTGCGGTGCTGTCGTCGAGCACCCGTGGCGGTACTTCCGGCGTCTTGATGTCCGCCGCGCGCTACGCAGCCGCGCGCACGTTCAACAACGGCGACATCTACGACTGTGAGTACGAGCTGCAGCTGACAGCGCAATGATCCGCTCGATCCCACCCCTTCAGCGAGGCCATACCGAGGCGCCCACGGAGGTTATCCGTGCGGCGCTCAGCATGGCTGAGCGCGTGCGCGCCGATCCTATCGCGCCGAAGTTCGTCACCCGCTCGATGGATGTGCGCGGGTGGACGATCCGGGTCACGCTGCTGGACGGTAAGGTCTCGATCAACTACTACCCTCCACCAGCCAGCGACTCGATAGTTGTGGCGGGGCTGCAGTATGGTTTGTTCAGCGGTCTCGTCGCTCAAGGGCGAATCAAGCGCCCGACAGAGGAAGAACTAGAGCGCGCCGCGCGGGCAGAACGCCCGCTGCCTTTGCCGACGCTGCAATCGTATCTACCAAGCCCGAACGCATTGGCGGACAACCGCAACTATACGTTCCAACCATACTCCCCCACTGAGCTATCTCAGTTGGCTATCCAGCCGGATGATACGGCGCTGCGCGATCCCCCACCGGCTGATGGTAGTACTCCACGGTACGTAGCGTCACAATACAAACGCATGCGCCCAACACAATTCACCGGCGTAATGCGGCGGGTGGTGCAGTACCTAATGGGGTGTCCTTTCGCAATAGATGTGAGCGCTCAGGGTCTCGCTATCAGCGATCGGGGGGAATCCGAAGACAGCCACCCGGCGCGTGTCAGGTACTCGTTCGGCTGGGGTAGAACCCACGGCATCTATACGGCACCAGACAAGACCAAGTGGGTTATAGAGATCAGTGCTGCCGGGGTGCGGGCATGGGTACTGCCCGCACTGACCCTCACAGACGACGGGCGCCCGGAGTTGCAGCACTACCGGGCTAGCGAGATGGGGCAGGAGGTACGCGAGCGGTATACGACGGCCCTTCATGAAGCCTTGTGCCCGACGCAAGGCGAGCTACTGGAAAAGCAGCGCTGGTTGCCGCTGAGCGACGACACAATGGACGCGACTGTATTTGCATCCGCTCAGGAACGCGGATGGGCTTTCATCGCCGCTGACGCAGACACGCTGGCCCCCTTCTATACCGCAGGGGAGCCGTACTTCCCTGCCTGCGGCTGGGCCTTTAGCGTGGGGGGTAGTCTAGCAGTGAACACGGGGTTTACCGTAGACCAGACCAACACCCACCGCAAGGCGCGCTATATGCGGTTGGCCATCACTGGCGGACAGAAGACGCCGGACGGTGGCTATTCACCGGTAGTGTGTACAGTTGCCGAGTTTGCGGAAAAGTGGGCACATAAGTTGGGCGGGGTTTATTTCCCGGTGCCTTCCATCATACCCGGCGCAGCGCCTGTACTGAGTGCCTTACAGAATCGCCCACGCTCGTGGCCGGCACAGCCGCCTTCGTGGCCCCCGGATGTAGATGTGGATATGGTGGTGTATGCATACTTCGATGGTGATGCCGAGGTACGCATACACAGCACGGCCTCCGGTAAAGCGGCGACGATCAAAGAGACAGCCGAGGTCACGACGACAGGGGGTATGTATTGCGGGGTAGGAACGGAAACAACAACTACCGTGCGCGGCTATACCGGTAAGGCTGGCGGGGTGTATACGACGCACCGCGATGACCGCAAGCTACCGGAAGGTGCATCTACTGTTACTACAGTGGCGAGGAAATTTCATGGGTGGACAGGGCAAGCATTTAGTGTAGACCCCGGCATCGACTGCTGGGGTTCGTGCCAGAAAGTCGGCGTGGTGGAAGAAAATACGACCAGCACGACGACGACCAGCAAGGCGTTCGGGCAAGTGGTGTACATCCCGGCATATGACCGCGAAGCATACTTCTACATGACGTTCGCCAAGTCGCGGGGGGTGTCTCGATCTACTACCCGTAGTGGGGGGGTGAAGGCGTCGTCGTCGGGGCGCAAATACTACCAGTACGATCGCGGCTGGATCGTCGCAGTAGGTACGTACTTCGGCTACACCTACATCCTGATGAAGCCCAAAGGGTATCGCGGGGCGCTGCTTACGCCCGGCCCGGTCGATGGTATCGCCTCACATATCTACAAGCACTACGAAGGGCACGGGTGGGTGGAGTGCGACCCGCCATATATGGGCGACGACTGCGCCGGGCCGCTGCCCAGCGGCCCGAACACCATTCCGCCTTCGCCGATCATCCCTTACTCATCGACGGGGAAAACGGCGCAGATCGAAGAGACTGTGCAGCTGTGGTACTACCGTAGCCGCCGCGCGTCGCGCAAGCTGTATGACCAGACGCTTGAGTACGGCGCCTACACCCCGACGCTGGCGGACAACATGATGCCATTCAACGCCGAAAGGGTTGATGGCGTACTGAGCAGTTTCGCCACCAGTGATGTGTACAACCCGAGTGTGCAACTAGCCACCCCGCCGTACCTGCCTGTAGGACTGAGTGAGGCTCCGGGGTTGGGCCAGCGGTATGCATACACGACGACGTTCATAGGAGTTCCAAATGGCGTACTGGATTGATTGCGTAAAAGACGTACTGCTGGCCGAAGACTATCTGCCCGGCGCGCGGATTCGCGGTGTAGCGGTACACGACAGCGCGCTGGTCTCGGACACCACCGGTGGCGGGCTGTCCCTGCGCCTACGGGACGTGGCTGTGGCAACCGACAGCACCGGAGGCATCAAGCATGCGGTAACGCGCTTGTCCGACGCGGTAAAAGCGACAGACAAGATCAGGGGTGGTCGGCGCTACCGGCTGGCCGACACTGTGCTGGCGACTGACGCCTTGCGGGGGCTGACCCGTCGCCCGGCGCTGCACGACAGTGCCAGCGCGCAGGACAAACTCTACCCGCCGCATATCACCGGCGCCAAGCTGATCGACAAGGCCAAGGTGGCGGACACGCCGCGTGTGCATCGCCGCTGCGGGGTCGTCGATCAGGTGCTTGTGACCGACATGCTGGGTGGCATCCGCCGGCAGCGTGCCCGCCTCATCGATGCAGTCTTGGCGACCGACCGGATTACCGACAGCCAGCGCTCGCAGGTGCGCCTGCGGGACGTGGTGCTGGCGACCGAGGCGCTGCGTGGTCAGCTTCAGGCGCTTGATAGGCTAAGCGATGCGGTACTAGCGACGGATGCCTTCGGCGACCGCTATGGCGGCGAGGTGTGGGTGACAAACACATCGACTGGCTCGATCTCCTACTGGGCAGGTGTTGACGCACAGGCGGTGGCGCTGTGGCGTAACTACCTCGTAGTGGCTACTCCGCAGGGGCTGAAGGTACTGGATGCTCGGGGGGCTGTCGATGCGCAGATCATCACTCCGCGTACCGACTTCGGAGACCCACACCTGAAACGGGCAACGGCCCTCTACCTACAGGGCGGGCACGACGGGGCGACGGTGACTGTCGGAGCCAGCGACAGTCCGGAAGCCATGTATCGTATGACTGCATACGATGTAGGGATGATGCGTGCCGGTATCGGGCGCGGGATGGTTGGGCGCTACTGGCGACTTACCGCAAAATTCAACCAGCCGTTCCGCCTGCGCGGCGTGACATTTGATATGGCGAACAGCAACAGGAGGATTTCATAATGGGTAAGATAATTCCGACGATTACCGGCTTTGGTGAACCGGGTTGGGTGAGTGGTGTCGTCTCGTCTTCGCAGAACGCGATTAGTGAAGCGAAGTCCACGCTCGGCACGATCAAGGCGGCGGGCGATGAGTTCGAGGGGCAGATCAGCACGCTGACAAACAAGATCACAGACATTAAGTTACCGACGTTGCCGGAGCTGCCGACCTTGCAAGCGCCGGACGGACTGGGTAGCGTCGCAAGCGAGTTGCCGGAGATGTCCAGCCATGTCCTACCTAGATTGCAGGACATACCGGATGCGGAGGCAGGGGAAATGCCGGAGTTCGATGTCGCCCGCCCGGTGCTGGACCTGCAAACGGTGCCGGCCATCGGGGCGATGGTGATGCCGGCCGAGCCGACGATGGACGAGTGGGCGCTCCCTGACGACCCGGATGTCGAGAAAATCCCGCTGCCGGTACTGGCCGAGATCACCCTGCCCCCGGTGCCACAGATGCAGTTCCCGACATTCAGCGTGAGTCGCCCCGGTGCGCCGGCGGTCAACGTTGACGACATGGTGATGAAGTACGAGGTGGCCGATTACGTCAGTCCGTGGCTGGACAAAATCCAGAGCGAAGTGATCGCTGGCCTGCAGAACGGTACCGGGCTGAGCGCTGCTAACGAGGACGCAATCTTCGGTCGGGCACGCGACCGGGCGATGACAGAGCAACGCCGCGCCGAGCAAACGGCTATGACGCAGTTCACGGCTCGCGGCTTCACCATGCCGGCTGGGCCGATGATGGCAGCAGTCGAACAGGCGCGACAGGCCGGGCGCGACAGTGTGGCCGAAGTCAGCCGTGAGGTGGCCGTCAAGCGCGCCGAGTGGGAGATCGAGCACTACCGCTTCCTGCTGGGCAAGATGGGCGACTTCGAGGGCATGAGTCAGCAGTTCTTTCTCGGCCAGCAGCGCATGCTGCTCGATGCTGCGCAGGCCCAGCTACAGAGTAAAGTGCAGACCTACAACGTGCTGGCGACGATCTTCCAAGCCACGATGGAGGGCTACAAGGTCGACACGGAGGTCTACAAGGCCCAGATCGAGGCCGAGGTACAGCGCCTGCGCGCCTACGAGTCGCAGATCGCCGGTGTGAAGGCCCAGAGCGAGCTGAACCAGCAGCAGGTGATGGTCTATTCCGAACGGCAGAAAGCGCTGGCGCTGCATGTGGAGATATACAAGGCCCGCATCGAGGCGCTGAACACGCTGGAGCAGCGCAATCTGGCCCGTATCGGCGTGTTCAAGGCCCGTGTCGAGGCTGCCAGCGCACGGGTGGCAGCCGCCGCCACCCGTGCGCAGGCTATCGCCACCAGCAACCAAGCGGCGGCGGCGCCGGTGCAGTTGTATCAGGCGGACGTGAGCGCCTACGGTGAGCGCGTGCGCGCCTACGCTACCCAGACTGAGGCCAAGGTCAGCGCGGCCCGGCTGGTCGCCGAGCGCAACCGCGACCAGCTGGCGGCGTTCCAAGCCAGTGTTGAGGCCGATCGGCAACGGGTGCAGTCGTATGTGACGCGGATGGAGGCGCAAGTCGGCAAGTACCGGGCAGATACCGAGTACATGCGGGCGACGGCCGACATCGCCGGGCGCGTGGCCGAGACATCGATCCGTGGTTCCGAGGTGATGACCAACTACGCACTGCGCAGTACGGAAGTGCTGACCAAGGCCACCGAGGCGGCGGCGCAGGTAACGGTCAGCCGGGCGAAGCTGGCGCAGGACAAAGCGATCTCCACCGGTCAGGTGTATGCCTCGCTGGCGGCGAGTGCCTTCGGCGCGCTGCATACGACACACGAAACCAGCAATCAGGTTTCGTGGCAGCAAGGGCTTAGTGAACAGCACAACTTCAGCTACAAGGAGTAAACAAAAGGCCGGGGTTTCCCGGCCTTTTTCATCTGCGCATGATCTGTCTACCACACAAACCCGACGGCCGCGCTATAGAACAGTATGGCGGGTATCGCGGCACTTCACTTCTTCGCGATGTCAGTTCGGTCACTCGGGGTGTACCCCATGCCGCATAGTCGAACAACCGCCACCGATCTGTTATAGAATGTGTCAATCTATGATGGATCGGAGGCACG